AAACATGCGAAGCTGAGCAAAAGTTTGCCGCGCACCTTTTTTTGGATTTTGTTGCCAAGTGTTGCGCTTTCTGTTTACATTTGTTGCCAATGCAAGAGTACAATTCAACATTTGCTTGTCGTTCTGGCATTTATGCTATTCAGTCAAAAAAATATCCTGATAGATTTTACATTGGAAGTGCAATTGAGTTAGGAAAAAGAAGAAGAGCACACAATGCAAGATTAAAGTCGGGCAATCATCCAAATAAAATACTTCAGGCTCACTACAATAAATATGGATCACAAGATTTGATTTATTGGGTAATGGAATTATGCCTACAATCTGAATTACTTCTCAGAGAACAGCTTTATTTGGATCAAAAAAAACCATCTTTCAACATCTGCACAACGGCAAGAAATACTTTTGGCCGTCCTCAGTCTGAAGAAACCAAAAGGAAAAGAGTTGAGTCTATTCGGAACGGTGGAGGCTTTGGTCATTCATGGGATCGAGAAGCGAGACAAAATCAAAGTATTGCACAAAAGAAAAGAGCCGAGCGAGAAGGTAAAAAAGTTATATGGGCTTAATCTCAAAACAAGAATTCGCAGAATCAGCAGGCATCAATACCAAGGAGCTTGCTGTTTACATATCAAGGGGTAAGGTTATTGCAAACGGAAAAAAAATTGATCCGAACTTACCTGAGAATAAAGAATTTGTTGATGATCGGAAACAGAAGCTTTCAAGGCTTAAGGAAAAAACAACAGTTGAACCAACCGACCCAAAAGAAATAGTCGAACGTGCTCAAGCCTACGCACGATTAAACAAGCTCAACACATCTCGTAAGGAGATGGAGATTGAGAGAATGAATGAAGAGATAGAGCTTTATCGTTTGAAGAAAATGAAGCTTCAAGGCAAGCTTATCCCTACGGACATTGTAGAAATTTTAGTAGCCCAGTTCTCAAAAGGAATTTATATAGCGACAGCCCAAGGCATAGAAGAGATAATTTTCTCAATTGGTAAAAAAAAAAGCCTCTCTCGAAGGAGGATCAATTGGGAGCAATTAAGCGTTCTTTGGAAACCTTAAACAAGGCCCAGCAGACAGCAGTTGAAATGACAAAGAAGGAAATGAAAAAAATACTAACAGAATTTTCAGCTAAACCAGGTTCCGGGGGATGGGATCGAAAATAATTATGGCTAAGAAAGGAAAATCAGTAAAAAAAATTGTTGGCGCTCTGAAAGGAGCAATTGGAGTTTCCAACTCTCTCGAAACAAACATTGAAACCATCACTCAGTTATGCTGGGATGCAGTCAATGTAAAATGTATTGCTGTTGAGAACAAAGATGGCAAGCTGATCCGTCACCATCCACCATCACTCACCGCAGCACAAATTTCTGAAGCTGAAAAAGGAGGCAATCTTAAAATAGTCGCGTTCAAGTGATAGATTTAATCGCATCATCGAAGGAAATTTTTCAAAGAGCGCAAATTGATTATAAGCCTTACGCAATTTGTTTAATGCTTTCAGGTGGCGATGATTCTTTGACTACCCTTGAGGTTTGTAATGAGCTTGGAATTAAGATTGATCTTATTATTCACGGTGTTACTGGAACCGGAATAAAACAAACGCATGATTTTGTCCTTAACACAGTAAAAAATTTACCCTTCAAATATGTTGAGGCTAATGCCGGAAATGCTTATGAAAAATATGTTCTTCGTAAAGGTTTTTTTGGCGTTGGCAACAGAGCACATTCATATAGTTATCATCTTTTAAAGGCTAATCCTTTTCGTTCTATCATCTCGAAGGAGATTAGGCACGGACTATCCGGGCGTCCAATTATTTTAATAAATGGTGCTCGTAGAGGGGAGTCAGAGAATAGACAAAAAACTATGGTTTTCCCATTTAGGCGTGATCCGAGTGCAAAACAAAATATTTGGGTTAATTTAATTAATGAATGGCCAAATCATTCAACGGTTGATTATTTGGATGGTAATAATGTTGAAAGAAATCCTGTTTCAAAAGTTCTATGCCGTTCGGGTGAATGTTGTTGCGGCACTCAACAAACATTGGGAGATGGGAATGAGGCAGCGGCATTATTTCCTGAATGGGGTAAATGGTGGAAAGATTTGAGAAAGGCTGTTAAAGAAAAAGGATTTTATTGGGATTGGGGACAGCAAATGCCAAAAGGAATAGCGATGGAAAAAAAGGGACAAATAAATATGTTCCAACCGATGTGTTCTGATTGTAAAATTAATTATGCTCTACGAAGAACAGATAAATGAGATTCTTGATCATTCCATAAGTCTATTCTCAGACATAGACCCTTCCAATTGGGCTGAGAAGAATAGAATCATGACCACTGATGTGAGTCCCTTCCCAGGGAAGTTCACTTACGATCGAACCCCATACATGCGAGAGATAGTTGATTGTTTTTCTCGTTTTCATCCGGCACGAATAATTGTTTTGAAAAAAGGTGCGCAAATTGGTGCAACGGCAACGGTCTTAGAGACAGCAATTGGATGGATCATGGCACAGAATCCGGGAAACATCCTCTTCTTAACAGGCCATAGTGATCTTGCAGATGAAGCAGTAGTGAGAATTGATCAAATGATAGACAGTTGCGGGCTAAGAAAACTCATTCGGCCTAACGTAATCAAAGTAAAAAACTCTCGTACAGGAGACACAAATAAGACAAAAGAATTCCCCGGAGGCAATCTTATAGCAGGATCAGCATCAAATCACAAACTTTTACGCCAGCGTTCAGTACGTTTCGGGTTCATTGATGACTTTGATGCAGCAAAAATGAGTTCGAAAGAGTCCGGTTCCACTCGCAGAATGATCGAGCAGCGATTTGCAGCTTACTACGACAAAATGAAATTGCTTTATAGCTCTACTCCGGAGTTGAAGCATACTTCCAACATCGAACCTGTTTATTTACTCGGAGATCAGAGAAAATTTAACGTGCCATGTCCTTGCTGCGGAGAATACATTGAACTTTGTTGGGAAGTTGACATTGAAGGAACGGACTCAAAAGAAAAAGGAGGCATCACATGGAAAACAGACAATCATGGTAAGCTAGTTGCAAAAAGTGTCGGTTATATTTGCCAAAAGTGCGGAAGATTCTTCGATGACAGCCAAAAATATGAGATGAACTTGGCCGGAGAGTGGGTTCCAACAGCAGAACCGAGCGAAGAAGGCTATTATTCTTATCATATTTCCTCTCTTTATGCTCCTCATGGCATGTACAATTGGGAGCATTATGTACGCCAATATCTCGAAGCAAATCCACCAGGAGAGAAACAAGATCAAAAATTACAGCAAACTTTCGTCAATCTTGTGCTCGGAGAGACGTTTGAGCAGACAGGAGAGGCACCAAAAGCCAATGACATTCAAAAAAACATCCGAAATTATCCTGTTGGTACGATACCGGAGACACTTTCAATTAAAGATGGCAATGGAAGAATAGTTTTACTCACTTGTGCTTGCGATTTGAACGGAGTCGAGCATGATGCCCGTTTAGATTTCGAAGTCGTTGCAGTTTCAGAAAATGGAAGCACCTATTCTATCAAACATGGTAGCATCGGAACATTTATTCCACAAGAAGCCAGCAGAAAAATAAAAATTGATCGTGAACGCTTCAGTTATGATCGGAGCAAGTCAAATAACGTGTGGAAACATCTCGATACCGAACTTTCAACGATTTACACGACCGATACAGGCCGGAGAATGCAAATTTTTCTTACTGGAATTGACTGCGGTCACTATTCGGTATATGCTTATGCCTATTTAGACAAGACAAACTTCAATTGCTTAGGATTAAAAGGTAAGGATGTCGAGAAGTTTTTCAAAATCGGAAGAGACTTTCCGGCATTTCACATCTCAAAAGAGAGAGCAAATCTATACTTGGTGGAGGTAAATCGTATCAAGGATGATCTTGCAGAGCGAATAAAACTCAAATGGGATGGATATGGCGAATCACAGCCAGCAGAATTCATGAATTTTCCTTCTCCGAGTGACGGATTGTATGGATTCAAAAATTATTTTGAACATTTCGAAGCAGAACATCGAGTTATAGAGACAAAAGATGGAAGTCCAATCGAAGCCCGCTGGGTAAAGAAAAATTCTGCGGTACAAAATCACTTTTGGGATATTAACGTTTACAACATGGCCCTAAAAGATATTTTAGTAGGAATCGTTAAGAAAGACCTTCCAAAAAAGGAAAAACCGCTTGATTTCGGATGGCCTCATGTGGTGAAAATAATTCTTGGAGAAAAATTTGGAGCTTAACGCTATTTCGCTTAATGTTGTTTTATGAATCTCAAGAATTACACTTCAGGAATTGCAATTGATCGGAGTATTTCAAAGATCGAGGCATTATTAGTTTCAATTGGAGCTAAGAACATTAACAAAACTTACGATGAAGGTGAGCTTATGGCTATCTCGTTCATTGCAATGGTTGATGGTAACTCAATTGCATTCAAACTTCCTGCTAAGATTTCAATCGTTGAAAAGGTTTTATTATCTGAAATCAGACGGCCTAGAGCGGAAACTTTGAAGAGAATTCGCGAACAATCTGGCAGAACTGCATGGAAATTGATTTGTGATTGGGTAGAAATTCAAGCATCGATGATTAAGCTTCAGCAAGCAGAATTTGTTGAAGTTTTTTTACCTTATGTTTACAAAATCGATTCTGACAAAACCTTTTTCGAATCGCTAAAGGAAAAAAATTATAAAGCTCTTCTGAATTAATGAAAATCGGTTTACTTATTCCTGATCGCAATGATCGTCCAGAATTTTTGGAGAATTGTATGCGCATGATGGCGAATCAGACCAAACAGCCAGCAGAAATAGAGCTTGTAAATGATCCTCCAAAAAACGCAGACATTGACATTACTTGGAGATACAGAACCGGATATGAGCGCCTTTGCAAGAAAAATATCGATTTAATCTGCTTTATCGAGAATGATGATTGGTATCATCCCGAATACCTGGAAACAATGGTAGAAGCTTACAAAAATCACGGCTCACCTATTCTTCTTGGACTTACTTACACGATTTACTATCACCTGAAGCTCAAAAAATATTTCTTCTTCAATCATTCCAACAGATCAAGCGCAATGAGCACTTGTATTCGTCCCAACCTTCCAAACATCAATTGGGGAGTTGACAATGATCCATACACTGATTTAGTCCTCTGGCAGTTCCTTGGAAAAGAAATGGGAGATAGAGTTGTATTCAAACCGGATAAACACATTTGCATCGGTATGAAGCATGGTTATGGGAAAACAGGAGGATATTTTCACACAAATGAATTAGAGCGATACGAAACAGCGGACAATGGATTTTTAGAAAGCATTATTGCTCCGGTCGATCCTGAAGGGTGGAAGTTCTACCAAAATTTACAATTACCATGAGTTTTTTACGACTATCAACTACTCTTATTTCGCAGGTTGATCTAACAATGAATGAGCAAGAAATTTATGGAATAAAACGACTTTCTGATATGAATAATGATGCCTTAATAGAAGGTATGAATAAATATTTTAGGGAAGGAAATAACCCAACTTTAACCTCTAAAGAATTAAATGGAATTAGAATGTTCCTTGATTCTTGTAGAGAAAAATTACCAAAGTTTTTGGAACATATAAAAAGTTGTCAAGAAGCAGTATCCTCAGTATCGGTAACTGAAAAATTAACAGCATGATTCAGGAGGCAAACCTTATTTGGCAGTACAAGGATACCGAGAGCGGATTAATCATGCCTTGGTACGTTCTCCCTGCGCTCGAATGGTTGAAGAAACAAGATGTGAGCCAATGGGATGTTTTTGAATATGGGGCTGGGTATTCGAGTATATGGTGGAGGGCACATTGCAAAAATGTCGCAAGTGTGGATCATTCAGAAAATTGGGCACATGCAATGACAGCTATGCACGTTGAAGAAAAAGAACAATTTGTTTCTTGGTGTGGACTTGAAGAGTATGAAGAATTATGGGATTGTATTGTAGTTGATAGCGAATATTGGAGAGAAGAATGTGCAGCTTTTGCAATTCCTTATCTCAAGCAAAGAGGAGTTATGATCATTGACAATTGGGAGTCGGAGAACTACGATCCAAAAGTAAATGAAGAGCTTTTCAAAGATTGGCCTATACAAATTTTCAAACAACCAAACCACAGCACTTGGAAAACGGCAGTGCTAACGAAGCCATGACAATTATTATTCAAATAATTTTACTTCATTCTTTAGGCTGGGTAACGGGATGGTTTATTGTCGCACCTTTAAATCAAGATTGCGAAAAAATATTAGGCATACCAAATCCTTTCGGAAGAAAAAAAAGATTAGCTGCGAAGGTCACTCAAAAATTATTAAGTGAAGAAAATAAATTCGCTGAATTTACAGAAGAATCATTAAAACAAATTGCTAATAGTTTCAGAATTCCCATTGAGCAATTAAAAAATAAATTAGATTAGAAAAAAATGACGATCGTTATAGCAGATGAGAAAGCAATAACAGAAATTGTTACTGCTAAAAAGGTAACCGATAAGTTGTTGGGTAATAATCATGACAATGTTGAATCGGCATTATTAACAGCACATGAAATCATAGAAGAACTTCAAAAAATAATGAACCGCAGGCCAATCAATATTAGTCAAAAAGAGTATGCGTCAATATTAAAAAAAATCATTGATGAGATTACTGATTAAATATGCTAGTCGTCAACGTCCTATCGCATTCATGCGTGGAATCCACAGTATTACAAATACCATTAGCACAAAAAACTATCAAATATTAGTGACCGCTGATATCGATGACGTTCAAATGAACTGCTACGACATAAAAAGAGAGCTTGCTTATTTTCCGCATGTGAAAATTGTTTATGGTAAATCGGATAGCAAGGTATCAGCAATAAACCGCGACATGGAACAGGCTAATCCTTGGGATTTGCTTATCAATTTTTCAGACGACATGAACTTTATTGTTGAGGGATGGGACAAAATAATGATTGAGGCTCACGAAAAACGATGGGGAGATTCGCTTGACATTTTTGCTCATTGGAATGATGGTTATGTGGGTAACTCTCTTCCAACTATGTCGATCATGGGATATGACTATTACAAACGCGACAATTACATCTATTATCCTGAATACAAATCTTTTTCTTGTGATTCCGAGGCATATTATGTGGCAATTGCAAGAGATAGATATTATTACTTTCCGCAAGTGCTTTTCCATCACGAGCATCCTGCCAACAATAATAAAATTTTGAATGATGAACTCTACCGAGTAAATTCGTTGCATACTCCCCATGATGTGAAGCTTTATTTCAACAGATTGCACAGAGACTTCGATTTGAATCTTCCTGAAGGAACATATAAAGCGTGGGATTGGGCGAAACAGAAATACGATCTTAACGGAAAAGAAAAATGAAACTTCTTTCAATACTTATACCTACTACTCCTGATCGAGGAGAGACATTGATCAGGCTCAAGAACGAACTCTACCGACAGATTCATGAATTGAAATTGGAAGAGCAGGTGGATGTGGATATTTTAGAAACACCACTCTCCAAAGCACACCCCACTATTACTGCTTATACAACAGGTTCAAAGAGGAACGCTTTAGTTAGCAATAGTCAAGGCAAATACTACGCTTTCATCGATAGTGATGACATGCCATCTCCAAACTATCTTGAGCTTATTATGCCTGGAATTTACAAGGATGTTGATTGTTGCTCTTTAGTAGGATCAATTTATTTCAATGGTAAAAAAGGCAAGCCATTCCATCACTCGATTCAATACAAAGAAGCATGGGAGGATGACAAGACATACTTCAGACCAATAAACCATCTTAATTGTGTTAAAAAAGAATTGGTTTTACCATTCCTATTTCAAGAAAAAAATTTTGGTGAGGACATGTGTTGGGCTATGGATGTTTCAAATGCAGGAGTATTAAAAAACGAATACGAGATTAACGAAGTCCTTTATCATTACTTCGTAGGTGAACCAAAAAAAGAAATTGTATGAAGCTAATTTGTTATTCAATATTCAATGCTGGGGCCGACCCATTTGAGATGCGATCCTATCTGAGAGGGTTCTACTTCAATTGCCGGATGAACGCAATGATCTATCCTGATTGGAGAACTCATGTTGAAGTGGACGGCAAGAACTATGAA